ACAAATGTCACTTGCGTTGATGAATCTACTGTTACACCTGTAGTGTAAGCAGATGTGTTACCACTATCTGTAGAAAATCTAAATGGGTGTGCTGAAGGGTGTGTAAATACATAAGTATTTCCTTCATATAATTCTAAAGTGTCTTGTTGAACACCATTAATATAATATTTACCACCACTATCTGTAACTGTTATGTGTATAGTTGATGGGTCATAGTATCTTTCAAAACCATAGACTTCTGCTGAACTAGCATTACCTAGCTCCCAACCATTCCCTGCATCATTAACCTTAAATACTTGTCCTGCCGCAATACCTGTTGTAGATAATTTAGCCGCAGTAACAGAGTTGTCATTAGGTGTAAGTGCTACTCCTGTTCCGATTTGGAATATAAAGTCCATTGTGTCGGAAGCTGTAAGTGTTGCACCTGTGAATGTAATTTGAGACCCACTAACTGTAAAGTTTCCAAACTGTACTACACCATTGATTGAGCAAATTATGTGGTCTGCTCCAATGGGAGTAAATGCTGTAGAACCTTTAGTTAGGTTATAAGTAGAACCACCATTAAACGTAATGTTGTCTAGCTTTTCTACTGTTTGTATTCGGTCTAAACCTACACCTATGTATGCCATGTTACAATACTATTGTGTTAGCTTCTTCTTCAGTTAATGCTTCACCTGCAATTAACTTTGCTTTAGCACTAGCTTTTAGATTTTCTTTAGCTTGTATCTCGTTTTGACGAACTTCTTCTTCACTAGCAACTTTTTCTGCATTTGCATTGTATGCTGTTTCTTCTTCAGCAGTCATATCAGAAATAATTGTTTCGCCAGTTAATCCATTGTATATTGCTTTTTTCATTTTATCTCCTCATTAAATTATGCGTGTTTCAAACCATAAATAGTACAGCTTGTACCAGTTGTCATATTTCCAGATGTTGTTGAAAATTTTATACCAGACATAGCTACATTATTTGCGTTCCAACCACCACCAACTAATTCTCTAGCATAAGAACCATCATATTGTGATATATGATGTTGCCACCTAGTTTGTAATGCTTCCATTGGTCTAACAATTCTCATGTGCCATATAGCACTATGCGAAGAATTATTACTTTGGTTTTCATGTGGTCTAAAATTACTATAATCCCAATCTCCTTGACAAGTCGCAGAACTTGTAGAAGCATTTTTTGTTGCCATATTAGACGCAAAATAATAATTAGCTGTTTGCATTGAACCATCAGATGATTTTTCAAATTCCACTTGTACTTGTGATTGAGTATCTCTTTGAAATTGGAAGTAAACTTCGTAAATATCATAAGTAGTTGTAAAAACATTACTCATAGTAAATGAACTTGCATCACTTGATAATTCAGAATTTGCAACCTTAACAAAGTTAGAGGATACTGTTCCCCAACTTGGATTAGCACCAGAGCCACCAGTTTGTAATACTTGACCTGCTGTTCCATATCCTAATCGTGCAAGACCAGAGCCATCACGATAAAGTATATCGCCTTGAGTTGTTAGTGTAGTACCTACATCTGTACCATCTGTACCATCTGTTCCTTTAGCCGCTAATTTTGTCCAATAGGAAGCGTTGGACGTAGCGTTACCTGTAGAAGCCTGTATACAGATGAAAGTTTCATCTCCAAATGTTACAATATCGTCAACTACATAAGCTGTACTGTTATTGTAAGCACCTTGAAATACTGGCTTAATTCTTCCTAAATTTAATGTTGCCATAATTGCCTTATTTTCTCCTTATTATTGTTAAATTGTAACATTCAGATTGCCTGTGGCATCTACTGAAAATGTTAGTCCTCGTTTTGATACAAAACTTTCAGCGTATTTATCTGATTGTTGTGTGTCATTATTTGCTACTGATACATTGTCAGAACCATTTGAGTATTCTAACTCTAGTGTACCATTAGCTAATTTTTTAAATCCGTAAAAATCTACTGTCCCTAAACTTGCTTGTGCCGCCGCAGAAATATCTTGTAATTCTACTGCACCATCTTGTATTTGTGATGAAGATGTAACAACAGCACTCGGAGTCTGTCCTATGTAAGCCATTATGTGCTTATGCTATCAACCGCAGAAACCCACACATCACATGAACTAGCTGTGTCAGAAACTACTTTAATAACATCTCCGTTTTGTACTACTATTTTAGCTCCGCCATCAATCAACTGTAATTGCGAACCAACTGGAATTGGAGCTGACTTAACTAAATGTATGTCATTTGCACCATCATTAATATAACAATCTACATTAATAGATGACCCTGATACGTTAGTTAAGGCTATTCCAACTATAGTATCGTAGCTGTCTGCTGTGTACACACTAACTGGTGATGTACCAACATTGTTACTTGTATTTCTTCTAAAGTTTTGAGCCATTTATTTTCCTTTGTTTATAATGCGATTGCCATAGCAATCACTAATCCTGTTGTAACATTAACTGAAGAGGCACTGTTTGCCGCCGCAGTAGCACTAGAAGCCGCCGCAGTTGCAGAGTTAGCCGCATTTGTAGCAGACGTAGCCGCTTCTGCCGCTTTTGTCGTTGCTGTTGAGGCATTTCCACTAGCACCTTGTATTGCTGTAATGTTAGTTGCCGCAGTGTTTACGTCACTGATGTTTGTAGCAACTGTATTTACGTTAGTAATACTATTACCTACGTTATTAACATTAGTTATATTTGTAGCAACAGTGTCAATCTCTGATGTTGCTTCGTTTAAATCGTCAGCTACAGTCTCAACTTCTGATACTGCTTCTGCTAAATCGTTTGCTACAGCTACAACTTTTGTAATATCTGTCGCTACTGTATTAACTGAGCCAATGTTATTAGCTACAGTATTAATGTTAGTAGAGTTAGAATTGTTTGTAGTGATAGCTGATATGTTACCATTAACAGTATTAATTGCCGCTATATTGCTATTAACATTGTTAAGAGTAGCTTTGTCTGACGCTGATAACCAAGTGTTTTCTAAGTAGTGTTTTGTAGCCGCATCTTGGTCAGACGTAGGATTAGCAACATTTGTTAATCTTTTATTCTGTGCGTCCCATTGAAAATTAGTATTATCAATCTTAATAACATCACCTGCATCATCAATCGCTTCTTGCGACATGAAAAAGGCTTGTTCACTATCTGTATCTAAATCGTTCTCTGTTAGTACAGACCCAGACGCATAGTCTACTAATTTAGAGTTTTGTGACGTTCTTCTTCTAATCTCAATGGCTGTAGTGTTAGCAGGTGGCGAACTAAAAGTTAGTGTCGTTCCTGCGGCATTTAGTGTAAAAGCTGTAGTAGCAACCCCTGCTAGTGTAACAGTTAGGTCTGCTGTACTTCTATAACTAAAAGGTATAGAATATGATGACGTATTACCGTCACCTGTGTATCGTACAAAACTATTAGCCATTTAATTCCTTAATTTTATTGTTTTATCTAAAAGGGGTACTTTTTGTATTATAGTCCTAATAGAACATTTAGGGCACTGTTAGCCTTTTCTACTTCATCTTTCTTAAAGTTTCCTCTTTTTTCACGCTCTTTTACTATTTGTGGAAACTCTTTTAATATCATAGCTTTAGCTTTATTTTCTGCCGCATTTACATAATTTAATATTAGATTTTGTCTCATATCCTCACCTAATACTTTATTGTTAGGAAGACGGTATAATTGACTTTTTTTGTCCATTACTAATTTTTCTACTATTTCTTTCAATGTATACTCTTTACCATCTTCGTATCTAATTTTAACTACTCCTACAAGCTCTCTCATTCTATCGTAAGCTGTCTGACCAGTTTTTTTATTTTTAATATCTCTTAAATCTATACCTGATTTTCTATCTATCTTGTCAGGCGGTCTATAATCAAAATCTCTACCTTCAAAGAACTTAGATATTTCAGGATATTTAAACTCTGTCATAGCAAATGGTGAAGACCATAATCCTGACCTTTTACCAAGACCAAATAACCAACCATTTTTTCTATTTATAACTTCACCAAACATATTTCGTTGTGGCATAATACTGTTTTTTTCTACAATTTGTGGCATTAATACTTTTAATCTATCTGATAGAGTTAATAATTCTTTTTGTTCGTCCATTTCAACTCTACTTAAATATCTTAGTCCACCTGATAATGGAAAGAATTTATATAATGTTCTTGCAAAGATAGAAGTACCAACTCTATCTGGTGCTCTACTTCTAGCAAAATCATCACTAAATAAAAAGTTTGCTGTTTCTATAATATTTTTAAGATAAAATTTAGATTGAATGTTTCTAGTTAAACTAGCTACTACACCCATAGATAATTCTAACATAGTGTTTTCTGCTTCACTAGGTAAGTCTTCATTAGTTTCTAAATGTTTATTTATAACTTCAAACATGTCTGCCATAATTAAAAACGGCATCATAATTGGGTCAAGTCTGTTTACTGAGATATATCTACCATCATTAGTTTTATATGAGTACGGTTGCCAACCAGTTGTTCTTTCTCTTTCTTGATTTTCTTTATAATCTCTTGAACCACCACTTGTAAATTTACCTGCTTTTACTGCAAAGAACGCTGACAACCATAACGCCATACCCATCTGCATACGTGCATTAGCTTCAGCCGCCGCTTCAGGATTTAAGTATTTACCGTCTTTACCTTTCATTAATGAATGTCTAACAGACACAATACTTTTTCTAATTAAAGGCAGTTGTTCAAAATTCCATTTTAACAAGTTAGCAGGTGTATTAATAAAGTGTAATCCTAACGCTCTAGCCCATTTGTGTTTTGCTGTAAAACTTAATGTAGCACCTGTAACACCTTGTTCTGTTTTACCTGTTGCAGGATTTATAGAATATGCTGATTGTGTATATGTACCTTCTCTAGCATATTGTAATGGGTCATTAACTTCTAATCTACTAGACTCTAATATACCAGACCTTGCATTTATATCTGCTGTAGGTATAGCTTCACCAATACCTTTTTCGTATTCACTAGCTATTTCTTTAAATCTTTTTCTATAACCATCTTTATCTAATTTACTAAACAAAGGTAATGAACCTGTTTCATTTCTTATTTGTGCATGTATTTGTGCTGTTCTTCTAGCTTTATACATTATAGTTTTAAGAAATTCATCACCTGCTGTTAAAAATCTCATAGGCATACTTGTTGCATAAGCAACAGGATTGACTACCATTTTTTGTAAACCTTTACCTACAAAACCTAATGGCTCAGTAAGTAACTCACCAGACGCATTAATAAATTGTTGTAGTTGTCCTTGACGCATAGCGTTGTCAAACTTCATTTGTTTACTATCTATAATACCTCTACCTAAATAAAAACTTTTACCAAATTGTTTAAACGCATGAGCTATGTATACATATTGCATAATGTAAGTGTCCATTGCTTCTATTGCTAATGTACCTGCTCTTTGTCTATCTGTAATAGATAAGTTAGCCGCTCTAACTAACATAATTAATGGTTTCCATTGTGTTTGAACTAGACCTGACACTATGTTAATTATGTGTGTATCTGGTGAAGATAGTAAGTTATTGTTTATAAATTCATTAACTAAATCCCACTTACCAACTTTACGTGCATGTTGTAGTGCTAAGATAACTTGTTCATCATTATCTAATTTAGCTAATGCTTTATAAAATTCTTTTGGATTAGTTTCTTTGAGATTTTTTAATTTAGGGTCTTCAGGGTTAAGGACTAACTCTGCCGCTCTTTGTGCATCTTTGTTTATTTGTTGAAATCTTTGAGCTCTTGCTATATTTTCAGTCATGGTTTTTTGATTGATTAATATATCATCAACCATTTTTCTTCTGACTTCTAATTCTTTTAATATTTTTCTTTCTTCTGTAGCTGTAATATTTTGTTTATGTAACTGATTAGACAACTTAATCATATCATCAGTTTGTTTAGCCATTAAATCACCATGAGCTAATATTTCTGCATATAGTTGTCTGTCTGCTTTAGCTCTTGACTTACCTAATTTAATAACTTCATCAGGATTTAAACCTAATATTCTAGCTTGTTCTTCTACTTCTTTTACAGTAACTACTTTCTTTTCAATAGTACCATCAGCTAATAATCTATCTGCTGTATTTTTTAAATATTTTGCTAGTGACTTTGGATTGTACTTAGTGTAATTTAATAATTCTTTAGGTGGTTTAGATGACCCATCAATTCTAGTGTTTCTTAATTTTTTAATTTGTTCATCAATGTCTTTACCATCTAACTTACTTCTGTATTCAATATCATCAATCTCTGCATCAGTTAAATTTTTGTAATATGATTTTTTATCTTTTTTAGTAGACAAATCTGCAAACAATCTTTTACCTGTAATTGTGCTTCTACCGTAATTATGTAAATCTTCTAAGTTTTTAATAGATGTATTTTTTAATTGTCTGTTAGTTAGTTTAAATCCACCATAAGAAAATGCACCCCCAAATACTGTACCAAATCCAAAACCTGCCGCAGTAGAAAATGCCATTTGTTTCAATGAAAACTCATCTTGCACACCTGTGTTTATTGCAGTGTTTTGTAACATAGCATCTTGACCTGTTGCAATACCTGCACCAATAAAGCCTTCATACAATGCACCTTTCTTAATAGCTTTTCCCATAGCCGCTTGTTGTGCTTCTTTTTGTGCTTGTTGTATAACTTTCTTAGATACTTCTTTTGCTATCTTACCTTTTAATGCTTCTTTTAATGCCTGTTTATATGCTTGTTTTGCCGCTTGACCACCAATACCAACTCCAATTAAATTAACTGGGTCAAGTATCATAGCACCACCATTGTCTATTAACCAGTCACCAAAACTTCTATTAGGGTCATTCCAAAATGATGGTAGTTGTTCGTAAGTTTGTTGTATGTATGCAAACTCTTTTAATCTTGGAGCAGTGTCAGTCATGGAATTTGACATGTCCATACCCATAGACACAGAGTTATTGTTTCTCCAAGACCTATCTTCGTAAAAATATTCTAACAAATCTGCATGAGACATGTTATTAAATTTATCTTCTTCACCTTCTCTATAACCATAATATGACCTAAGAGTTTTAAAAAATCTTTCAGTTTGTATTTCTTCTAGTGCAGACTCAGCATCTTTTGCTTTTTTTAATCTTTTTTCTTCTTCTTCTTGTAGATTAACTGTATTACCAAAAATTGTTATTTCTTGGTTTTCATTAGATTCTGCTTCTTTTAAAACACTATAATCTGTCATTTATTATTATCCTTGAGATGTTAGACTTTTTAATTTTTCTAATACATATTGATTATCTTTACCAACAGCTTCCGCAATAGGTGTTAAGATAGCATCTATATCTACATTGTTGTCTATTAAATATTTCATAAATCTATCATTAAGCTCTATACCTGAAAATGCTTGAGGAAGAATACTATTAACTAATTGACTAATTTGTCTATCTCTATCTTCTGCTTCTTCATCAGTAAATATATTTATTTTATCACCAATAGTTGTTTCGTATGGTGTAAAGTTTTGAACACCTTGTTTAACAAGTTGTGTAATGTTGTCTACATTTTCTATGTTAGTTTGAATACTATTAGCTGTATTAGTTTCGTATTCTTTCTTTTCAAACTCTTCTTTTTCTTTGTTTTCTTTTGCTTCTTCAAATGGTATTAAACTTTGTGGTTCTGGTACGTTATCTGATTTATATGTTTCAATAACATATTTACCTAAATCCATAATAAATACTCTACGTTCTGCATTAGTAGGTTTTCTACCATTCTCTTTTTCAAACCTATCTTCGTAATCTAATATTTCATTTTCAATAAAATTGTTTGCAATAAATGTAGCAAACTTAGCATTAGGATTAGGTAAACCACTAACGTCAGGTTTAAATGATTCTTCTACGGCTTTTAATACTTTAGTTACATTATCAGAATAATTAGCGTTACTTGTAAATATAGGTTGTGAACCTTCGTCTCTACCTTTAGTATATTGATTCCATCTAATATTAGCTGTACCTAATTCAGACTCAGGTATACCTCTAGCTAACATTTCTGTTATCATTTCATCATAAGAAGCAAACTCACCTTTTACAATATCTATCATAAATTGTGAACTAACAGCAGGGTCATTGTTTACTGTTCTGTTCTTGTTAAAGAAATCTGCAAATGTTGCTACAAGTTGTGGGTCATTGAATTGTTTTAATTTTTCTTGTATTTCTTGTAATTGAATTTTATTTTTAGGACTGCCATCTTCATTAGGTGCAAATGCTTCAGCCCATATAGCTTCTACAGCTTTACCTTTTTTATACTCTTCATCTGCTCTAGTGTTTTGTAGCACTGCTCTTTTCTTAGTAACTAACTTAGCTTTAAGAGCATCTACTTCTGTAGATTTTCTGTCATTTAATGTTCCTAATTTTTGACCCTCTTTACCAATACCCATATCTAAATTTAAAATAGTTTCTGCTCTTTCTATTTCTTCCATAGTAGTTGCAGTATTAATAATAGATTCTACATCAGCTATAATTACAGCTTGTAATTCTTTGTTAGTATATAATTTATTAGGTGTACTTCCACCGTCAGTATTAGGTACATCTATGTTTAAATTTTTCCAAGTTTCTATATAATCTGATTCTAAATTTTCATCAGAGATAATAGACAACTGTACTCTACCTTCTTCTATTTTTTTCTTAGAAGCGTGTGCACTTCTTACTGTAGCATCTTTTATAGACTCATTAGCTTTGTAATTATTAAATACAGAAGCAAAACCTGTAGTATAAGAATTATCTGCTTCATCAAAATTTGGTAAAAATTGTTCGTAAAATGATGTTAAATTTGTTTTTTCAAAATCATAATTATCTTTATTAGCTTCTATATTTTTAATAACTTCAGCCGCTTTTACTTTACCTAAATGAAACTGTGTAGTTTTTTCTACATATTTACCTGTTAAATCTGGGTGTTTACCTGCAAGTATTTCTGTTTGTATATCTTCCATGCTTTTACCAGAAGCATACAAAGATTGTATTTTTGTTACGGCTTCATCTTTTTTCTTATCAGTTAAAACATTAGCAATACGCATACCACTTTCACCTGCATTTTGTAATGCTTTAGCTAACTCCATGCCTTCTGTTGTTTTTGCTGAAGCTACATAGCCTTCAAAGCCAGAGCCCATGTATTTGTTAGTTATTCTTGATTTATATTTTGCCATATTACGGTGCTACTACCAGTCCTTCATCTTTTTTTGCAGACGTAGCTGAAGTATGTGCAACATATCCTTCACCTGCTGTCATAGCTACATCTAATAATAATCCTGTTCTACTTGGTTCTACTACTGGTGCAATACTATTATATGTTTTAGCCATGTTTGCGTATGCGTCAGTAGTTTGATTAGCAAGTGTAATCATATCACCTTTGTATTCTCTATTAATTTCTGTATATTCATCATTGTATAATGAACCTATATCTTGCACAATAACAACAGCATTACCTGCATTTAAGTTAAGTGCTTGTGCTAGTTTCTTTTTAGATTCTTGTTTTGTTTTAAATTCTGCTACTGCTTTTTCTTGGTCAGCTTGTACTTTCTCTTGGTCTATTTTATTAATGTCACGCATGTAAGCCACTTGTGCGTTTTCTCTTGTTCTATCATTAGCGGCACGTTTACTAGCGGCTAGAGCTTTTTGTTCTCTGTATTCTTGTACTTTACCTACTATTTGCACTCCTGCCATAGCGGCTTGTATACTACACATGTTTACTATTTACCTCTTTCATCATTAATAAAAATGGCATTTTACCAACGCCATAGTTTTCTATATTTTCTTTTGGTTCAAATCCTAAAAACTGTAACCATTTTAAACTTTTCCAATTTCTTTTGTCTACAAAATTATAAATGTATTGATAACCTTCACTCATTTGTGCGACCCAGTAAGGACATTCTTTTATAAATTGTTTAGTATGTTTAAATAAATCTTCACTAGACAATAACCATGCAACACCATATTCAGGTAGTTGTGTAGGATTACTGCCAAACATACCAATAACACCTTCTTTTTCTGTTCCTACTATTGTGTATATTTTTGCATTGTCATAAGTAAAAGGCATGACCAATGCTCGTAAAGGTGATATACCTTCAGAAGCCATAATCTCTTCTCTATCACCTTTTCTAATTTTAGGAGATAACTCCAACGCATCTGCTAATATAGCTTTACGTACATAATTTTCTTTAACCATTAAATCCTTCTTGAACGTGCATGGTAATAACCTTCAATCTCAGCATCAGCTATATACACTGGTAAATGAGAATTGCTTTTTATATCCATGACAAATTCTGTGTTTCTACATTGCACTGGAACTCTTAATGTTCCTGAACTAATAGCAGGTTGTCCTACAATAGAAGAAGACGTACCTATAACATAACCATTCATTATAGTTGTAGACTTGTCTCTATTGTTAGGTGTTACTTCTACTTGAAAGAAACCACTATTCTCAAAGTTAAATGAGATGTTTCTAATCTGGTATCTTCCTGAAGTTACTGCTACCAATCCTCTGCCAGTATTTTCTCTGACATATTGTGTAGACAATCTGTAAACAGAAGAATATGGTACACCTATAAATAAGGAAGTATGATTTCCTGATATAGTATATGTAGAGCCTGTTGTATTTGTGGCTGTATAATTAGCACCATTTGTTCTATCTACTGCTATTAATCCTGTTCTTGCTCCATACGGTGACGTAAATGTAGTTAAGTTTGTTGCACTGTCATACGTACCTGTAACTGAAGTTTTTAAATCTAAATACACACCATGTCCTAATGTTGTGTCTTTTAAATTTCTTAAATCTATTTTAAATAATTTTGTATTTGTTCCTTCTGCCGCCATTACATATAAAAAACTTTCTAATGACATAGCACCTAATATCTTAACACCACTAAATTCCCATTTAGCCCACGCTGTTTGTACTTTCTCACCTCTGTCAAAAAAGTATTTGTATATAAACATTGTGTCTGCATTAGTAGGAGCTACGGCTGTACCTGATGTATATGGTGCAGTCTGTGAGTCTGCTGTGTCAGACGTTAATACAACTAACGTATCTTCTGTAGTATTACTAACAATTTGAAAAGCATTAGTTGGTATAAGACTTTGTACTGAAACTGTAATATCTAATCCATCATTTGTTAATGTATCATCATCTGCAAAGTATTCTCTTATAGCAGTGTTGTTATTTCTAGCTTGTGCAAAGTATGCAAACTTACCTGCTGATACAGGTTGTACTGAATCATCATGTTCAAATGAAGATACTTCATTAAGTATAGCTGTAGTAGGCGATATAGTATCTCCTGCACTATCTAGTTTGTATTGTGCTGTATCAGAAAATAAAAGTAAAGACTCATTAAATCCTACAGAATTTTTAAGCGTGTTTACTTGTGTTCCTGATGCCGCAATATCAATAGGGTCAGTATCTAAAACTTGTGTTGTTGTAGTTTGAAAGTAATTAAAGAAACTAGCATTTTCTGTTAATACTAAATTTTCACCAGACATAATACCTAATCTATTTTTGTAAAATGTAAGGTTATTTATTTTCTTACCTACAAAACTAGGGTCAGCATTTGTGTCACTATCTCCACATGTTCTATCTGTCCAATCTAATTCTTTAAATGTAAACGTACCATTATTGTTATTTATTAATGCGTGTGGCATTGTAGAATTATCTAAACCTACAGATGTTGCAGGTGCAATAGTTTCGTTCCATACACCATTACCTTGAAACGCAACATAATAATCAGACAAAGTATCACCTTCATCACCTGTTACTTTTAATATAACTCCTAATTTACCATAATAAGGTAAGTCACTAAAATCTTGTATTGTATCTCTTATAGCATACATAGCTGTGTTACCAGAACCATCTGCTGTACTTACAGTATAGTTTGAGTTACCGTCAGTAGGTTTTCCGTATATAACTGAGTCATAACTTTCAAATGTAAAATGAGAAGTAAAACCAGAATAATTAGCTAAACCTTGTGTTGTAGATTGTGTTGCATTATTATCTGTTCTTACTACTTTAAATCCTATACCGTTAGCCGCACTATCCCAGTGTGTACTAGACGTACCATATAATAATATATCTTTAATTTTGTTTGTATCTCTAAACTTACTATCAGTAGAAGCATCATTACCTGTAGGTAATTGAAACTGTACCTCTAACTCTTGTGCCATGTTAGGGTGTTTTAATGCTACTTTATATTCTCTACCGTAATTTGTTAATTTAACATTTATTAAAAACTCTTCTACTTTAGCCGCAGTGTTTGTAGAGTCTGCCGCTACAGTTGTAGCTGTGTTTGCAATAAATGTATAGTCTGCAATGTTTACTAATTTAAAATTTTGTTTTGGATTTGTAGAAGTAAGATAACTTGAACCACTTTGTACTGTTACAGTTTTTTCATTACCTGCTAAATCCCATACTTTTACACCACCATTATAAAAAGCTACAATGTATTGATTACTTTCATCTCTTTGTATAGACCAGAATTTTGTTGTATTAGGATATAAATTAGTATTATCTAAAGTTGCTATATAATCAAGCGGTGGTCTTTTTGACAAACCATCTACAATATTATTAGCAAAATTAACTTGGTCTTGACCTTGATTTATTCCTCTTTGTGTAGGTGTCTGTTGAGACATACCATTAAGGAAATTAGGTATAGACTGAGATACCACACCACCCATTAGTAAGTCCTTCTAGTTGTTCTATGAATTATTGAAAACGTATTAGAATCACCATTCAAAATATTTGTATCAGATTCTTGTGCTTCTGATTGTGTAAAATTAACTAATGCTTCATTTTCATCTTGAGCTGTTAATTGTGTAAGCTGTGAATCACCAATAAATCTAGCCGCAAATCTTCTAGCCGCTTTTACTGTAATGTATCGTCTTGCGTATTCTGGGAGATGCTCAAATTGTTGGACTAGAACTATGTCCACTGAGTTAGGAACACTTGTAAATACATCAGTATCTTTTTCCATATCGTATAGAAAACCATTTCTGATTGTAAGATTTATGTGTCTAATAGATTTGTTTGCGTCTACCTTCACACAGTTTGATGGTAAAGGTATTTTGTTATCACTATCTAAAGATAATGATTTATATTCGTAGTTTGTATTAAAATTCCACCCTTGTGATTGTACTGACATTGATGTTTCGTCAAGAATATTTTTAGCGACAGATACATCTACAGTTGTTGTACCTGTGATTGAGTTTACAGGAGCTTCTCCTATAACGCTCAACATGGTATTAACTGCTTGTAACTCAGTAGTTGGTGTAATTTGTGTAGCCATTATATTATGATTGCTATTAATAATACAATAACTGCAACAGCTATTGCTTTCTTATGTTCTTCCCAAAAGTGTGGTAAATGTTCTTTTAATTTCATATTTATTCCCTTCTATTTTAAAATAGAAAAGGGGGAAATTAATCCCCCTAATCTAAAAAGTATAAAGAAACTATTACGCTTCTTTAATACCTACAGCCGCTTCTGGTCTTAATACACCATGTCCCATAGCATATTTAGCAACCATTAACGTACCTTGTCTTCTGATGTCGTACTCTTTTTCAACACCTAAGTCCATAAGTTTAACTGTACCTACAGCACTTGGGTGAGAAACTAAAGCAACGTAGTTAGTCAGGTTGACAGCTTGTGGAGTTGAACCACCTGCTGTAGCCGAACCTGCGTCTACGCCTGAACTTACGTTAGAAGCCACAAAGTGAGGAACTGGTACTAATTCAATTCCTGCAACTTTAACGACTTTACCTTCAGCGATTGAACCTCTACCACTGAAATCAACATTCACTGCATTTGTAGCGTTTGCTAATTTGTAGTATTCTTCCAATCTCATAAAGCATTTTCTGCCTTCTGAAGGAACGTAGTTAGCGTCTAATTGTTTTGCCGCACCAAATAGTGCATCAATCATTGCGTTAGCCGCAGTAGCGTCTGTTGCAGATGCGATACCAGTATTAGTGATAGTTGCTCCTGCTCCATATCCACTGTCAGATACGTTAGCTGATGCTAATGATGCTTGACCGATTGTTTGTAAGATATGCTTATCTTTTGTAAAAGCTAATGCTCTTCCAATTTCTTGTGAGTAAGCACTTCTTACGTCCCAATGGTTTTTTGCCTCTTCAATATTTGATAAGAATACTGATGAGATTAAAAGGTCATTAATTGTAATAACCTTTTCGTTGTGATTTACGTCTGAGCCAGTAATTTCTGCTCCTGCTGTGTGGTAAGACGCACCAACTCTACCCATTACTGGGAAAGTTGCTGATTTTCCTGATGAGATACTTCTCACCATGTCTGCACCTTCTGTTTTTGAAGCTCTTTCAAAAGAAGTTAATACTTCTCCTGCGAATACTTTTAGAAACAGAGCGTCTTCCGAACCACCTGCATTTACTCTACCGACTGAGACTGGACTTGCGTTTGCCATATTTGTCTCCTTTTTTGTGATTATGACGTTTATTTATAAAAGCCTCTTCAATTCAGTTATTTAGTCAAGATTGTCTACCGCAGTAGGTCAAGTTATTTGGCTAAATTGTTTTGGCAGTTGCCACACATAAGTGTTGCACAACTATATTACCTACAATTCCATTTACGTAAAGCTAATGCCTTTCTTGTAGGTTTACCATTTTTAGACATTGCTCCTTTTACTCCACTCATTCTCGCACAAAAGCTCTTTTTTCTGCCTTCTGCTTTAGAACCTTTTTTAGGACTACCTGTTACAGGTGCTTTTAGGTTCATTCCTTGAGAATTGTAATACCTTCGTCCTGCGGCGTTTAAACCACCTGAAGGATTCTGGTATCTTTTAGCAACCATGACTACCTTTTCTTAGCTGTCTTAGCCGCTCTTTTAAATTGCTTAGCAGTAGGTGCACCTTTAGCTCCTACTTTTCGCATCTTCTCGCCACTACCTGCGGCGATTCTTTTACGCTTAGCATGAATGTTAGCGTATAATCCACGTTTTGCCATAATTATTTTCTTTTTTTAGATTTCATTATTTTTGATTTTAAAGCGGCAGGTAATTTTTTTTGACCACCTTTTAACGCTTTACTTGGTTTTTTACTTTTACTTTTTCCGTACATAGTTTTCTCCTTATTAATATGGGTACTTTTATATTTCTGAGTTTGCAATTTTAGCTTTTACCGCCGCTTGATAAGCAGGGTCTTTAGAATATCTAGGGTCAGCCATTGCTTCAGTTACTTCAGCCCAAGATGAATAACCTTGTTCTGCAACTGGCGTAGCTTTACCTTGTACTAAATTTGGTTCAGAACCATTAGCCGCTTGATATTTAGCTCGTAAACCATCTACTGCTAATTTTACTGTGTCCATGTCTGCACTGTTTACTGCCGCATTGTATGCTTTCTTTTCACCATCAGACATATTTTGTGAAGCCCATGTTGCCATTTCACTATATGCTTTTTCACCACCTACCATGCTTTTTACATTGTTAGTTTGTTGTTCACCTATAGCTTTTTGTCCTGCAATAAATTGGTCAACGTATGCTTTTGGAATACCTGACTCTTCTAATGCTTTGTATGACTCTTCACCTAATTGACCTTTTTCTGCGTACTCTTGTGCTAAATTATCAAAATTTAATCCTGCATTTTCTACAGCATTTTCAGCTATTTCTAAAGTATTTTCTTGTTTTGTTTCTTCTACTTTAGACTCTTCGCCTTTTAATGTTGTTGCATTTACAGGGTCAACTTCTGGTTTTGTTTGAGATTGTTCACCAAGTTTCTTTTCAAGCTCAGAATAACTTTTAGCCATTTCTTCTACTGACTTAAATTTTTCTGGTAAGCCTTCAACACTTTGTGTGGACTGTTTCTCTTCTACTGGCTTTTCGCTAGTAGTCTCTGCTTCTTTTATTTCTACTGTGTCTACCATTATGTTTCCTTAACTATTGTTGTTTAGATAAATTGTTTGCAACTGGTGCTACAGCTTTTTCAGCCATATTCATCATTTGCTCGTTTTGCATTTGCTCTTCTTGAGCCGCCTGTTCCTGTGCTAATTGTTCTTGTGATTTAATTAATCCATCTGTATCAATACCTAAACCAGTAGCAATACGTTTAATTAAATCATCAGGGTTTAATGATTGAACAACCGCAGGATTTATTTGAGCTAAGTTACCTATCTCAGCTACAAATTCTCTTAATTTTTGTAAATCATTTCCTCTACCTAGAGCTTCAATACCTGTAATAATTGTAGGATTTACTGAGCCTTTTGGTAAAGAAGGTATTTCATTTGCTTGTTCCATTCTTTTCATTAGTATAGATACTAACGGAAGTTGAAACTCTTGTGATAATAAAGAATACACACCACCCATAGCAGTTTCTAATTGTTCTGCCATGTATCTAATCTCTTGTGCTGTAACTCTTTCAGCTTGTCTTTGTATAGCTGTGTGTAATAAGAAAGCAAATGATAATCTTTCTTCTAATTTTTGTATACTTCTTTCTACAACTTGTAAGTCATATTGTTTTTGTGCTTGTAAGACAGTTACATCTTCAGCACTACCAGTAATAATGTCACCATTTCTACTTAATGATAAATCTTTTTTTCTTGTTACTGCATTAGGTCTTACTAAAAATACTACTTTACTAGAAGCCGCCGCAGATTCTACTAATGCTTGAGACAATCCTTCTAAGCTCTTAAGGTCTCCCAAGAACTCCTCAACGTAGCCTCTTCCATAGTCCTCATTGTCAACTCTAATCATTCTTAGAGCTTGGTATGGTAATCTATCTTTTTTAAATGTACCTACACTAGATGGTATTTTAACACCATTAGCTTCTTGACAAACATAGAACTCATCATTTGGTAATTTATAAACATGTGTATATAATTCTACTTCTTCATCTTTTTTATAATTAGGGTCAGTCATTACTTGTGCGGCAACATCTTTATCTAATGCCATCACACTCATTTTTTCTTGAACAATAATTTCACATACATTACCTGAACTATCTCTTTGACATACATATTGAGTTAATGGAAATACTCTCATGCTACCTTTTTTAGGTAAATAAGTAAGTACATTACCTGCAACAATTAAATGTTTTAATGCTTCAAATACAGATACTCTTAATGCTAATTGTTCTATTTTATTAGTTACTTCTCTTTCAATAGTAGCTAAAGATTTTTCTACTTCTGACTTTAATTCTGCTCTTTGTTGTAAATCTTCTTTTGCTTTACCTGCAATAGATAATCTAAAAAAAGGTGAGTTTGGGGGAAGTAATAATAGTAATAATTTAGAAGCTAAATTGTTGACACCCCTAGCTCCTACTGATTGGAAGGGGTTATATAAATCTGATGAATCTGTAAATCCATCAGGCTGTATTAGAGACGGAATAGTAATTTCAGAACACTCTTCTGCTCTATCTAAAAAATGTTCTCTATGTTGTTTTAATTTTGAATAACGCTGTCTTGCTGTTCCTTGTGTAAAATTGTTATCCATGTATTCCATTTATTAAGAAATATTTAAGCCAGAACCAGTTGCTACGTTTACACCTGAAGTAGTTTGTAATGAGCTTGTTCCTGATTTTTTAACTTTTTTCTTTTTCTTTGCAATATCTTGCTCGTCTGCTGTTACCAACTGTGGTGATAATTCTTCACCTACTGTCTGTGATGTGTTCACAGGCATTGGCGGAGCAGGTTGTGGAGCAGGTACTTTTGGTCTGCTAGTGCACATATTTATTTCTCCGTTCTCTCTTTTAAGTTATTGATAAATTTTACAACATCACGTTGTCCTGCTTTAAAGTAGATAGTTTTAGTATCGTCTTTTAACTCAGGTGATTTTTCAGGAAACACTTTATTAAGTAATTTCACTAAATCATCTACGTTTGTGGGTAATGTTAAATCTTCCATTCGTCTAAAAAGGGAACTTTACTTCCACAAGTCTCCTGTTACTGTACCTTTATTGTACTCTGTTGCTCTGTTTTCAAAGAAATTAGCATGTTCTACACCATTTAATACCCAATCTAACCACCCTAAAGGGTTATGTTTTACACCATAATTAGGTTTTAATGACAGTTGTAGCAGTCTTCTGTCTGCTATATATCTGATATATTGTTTAACTTCTTCAGGATTTAATCCTCTTATACCACCCATGCTAAAGGCTAAATCAATAAACTTATCTTCTAAATCTACCATATCTCTAGCTGTTTGGTATATGCTCTTCTTAAATTTTTCTGTCCAAATATTAGGGTTTTCTTTTATTAACGCATGAAATAATTTAATCATGCTTTCAACATGGTGAGTCTCATCTCTAATACTCCATGTTACTATCTGACACATACCCTTCATTCTGCCGTATCTTTGAAAGTTAAGTAGCATCACAAATGAAGCAAACAACTGTAAGCCTTCACCAAATGCAGAGAAACAAGCTATCTCTCTAGCTAATGCTTCTAGTCCTTTACCTTTACTTTCAAATAAATAATTATGTTTGTCTGACATTTCTTTGTATTCTTGAAATGCTTTGTATTCTTTATCAGGTAAACCTATAGTATCATTAAGTAATGAGTAACTATGTGCGTGATTAGCTTCACTTGTAGCAAATGAAGACAACATCATTCTTACTTCTGGTGGTTTAAATTTAGGTATGTATTTATCTAAGTACGCTTGAGCTATATCTACATCACCTTGTGTAAAGAATTTAAGTATCTGTGATATTAGATTCTTTTCTTCTGCTGTAAGTCTTTCGTTCCAGTCTCTTACATCTTCATGCAATGGTACTTCACTAGGTAGCCAGTGCATTTTTTGTTGCATGTCATAGGCTTCAAAAGCCCACTCATAATCAAATGGTTTGTAGTGTATACGTTCCTTAAATAAACTCATAGTTTGTTTTTTAACTCCTTTAAATATTTTTCATCTTCTACTGCTTGTTCGTTTTCGTATACTGGTGTATCTGGTTTAGGAGCATCTTCAAACAATTCAAGATGTGGGTCTTTCTCCTTTTTCTTTTTCTTCTTACCAAATATAGCGTTCCAGTTTTCTCTAAATTTATCTGATGGTATGTGAACACCATCTCTTATTTTATAATCTTTAAAGCCCATAAAATAATTCTACTCCTTCTATTATTATTATTGCTAATAATTCTAGTGCTAAGATTGTATGATAGACAGTCCACAAAACTGTTTGCTTTTGTTGTTTCTTTTTACAATTACAACGCTTACGTCTTGGTTTGTCTATGTGGTCAAATATGCTACTGTCTGTCATTATCCCTCACACGATAAACAATCAGCTTCAGGTATGATTGTTCTTTCTACTTTTTTAGACACTAACTCTGCACGTTTAATAGCTTCTGAACGACAGTAGTATAATGTTTTTAGTTTACGTTTCCAAGCTAACATGTGTATATCATGTAGCTCTTTAACATTTACATCAGCAGGTACAAACACATTTATAGATTGTCCTTGACAAATATATTGTTGTCTGTCTGCCGCATGTTCTATTACCCATTGTTGGTTAATCTCAATCGCAGTCTTGAAAGTATCTTTCTCATAGTCCGATAACTCTTTAAGGTGTAATACCGAGCCACGATTTGCAAGTATTGAAGTCCAAGTCTCATCATTATTAATTCCTTTCTTCTCTAATAATTTTTCTAAATATTTATTCTTTACTAAGAATGAACCTGACATTGTTTTCTGCACATAGGCATTTGCTCTGTATGGTTCTACTGAAGGTGATGTAGTACCACAGATAATAGAAGACGAAGCATTAGGTGCAATAGCTAATAAGTGTGCGTTACGCATACCAGTACCTTCCATGTCTGGTGCTTCACCTCTTTTAATTGCAAGTCTTTTAGACTCTTCTACTGCTTGTGCTTTTATTGTTTTAAATATTTTTAAATTTAATGACTTAGCTAGTACAGATTCAAACGGTATACCTTTAGATTGTAAGTAAGCATGGAAACCCATAGCACCTAAACCTAAACTTCTTTCATTGTTTGCACTAAACCTAGCTCTAAATAATTCTTCAGGTGCATTATCAATAAAGTATTGTAATACATTGTCTAAGAATCTAATTAAGTCTGGTATAAATAATGTGTCATTCTTCCACTCGTCATACTTTTCTAAATTTACAGAAGACAAACAACATACTGCTGTTCTATTGTCACTTGTTGGTAAAGTTATTTCAGTACATAAATTAGAATGATGTACTTCTAAACCTAATTTCTTTTGTGTTTCAGGTAACGCATCATTAATAGTATCAATAAAAGATACATAAGGCTCACCTGTTGCTACTCTTGTTTCTAAAATCTTTTGCCATAACTCTCTAGCAGATATAGTACGTACAACTTTTTTTGTGTGTGGGTCTACAAGATTCCAACTGTCATCATACGTAGGTTCTTTTATACAATTATCTATTAGTTGCATAAACTCATTACTAATGTTTACACCATGATGTAAGTTAAGACATTTTCTATGTATGTCACCACCACTAGGTTTTCTCATTTCAATAAATTCTATAATTTCTGGGTGTGATATATCCATGTACGCCGCATAACTACCACGTCTTGTTTTGCCTTGAGAAAATGCAAGTATCTCTGAGTCTACTACATGTAAGAATGGAATAGAACCTGATGATTGTGAACCACCAGATGTCATAGTGCCATCACTTCTTATGTGTCCCCAGTAACCACCGATACCACCACCCACAGAAGCCAACCAAGCATTTTCTGTGTAGTGTCCTGTTAATCCTTCTCTACTATCACCAACATAATTTAGGAAGCATGAAATAGGCATACCCCTTTTACTTCCTGCGTTAGACAAAACAGGTGTAGAGTACATAAACCATAGCTTAGACGCATAAGAATAAATACGTTCAGCCATTTCATCATTATCTGAAAATGCTTTAGCCGCTCTTAAAAATCCATCTTGCGGTGAATCTTCTGTAGGCAATAAGTATCTATCTTTTAATGTTGTCTTACCAAAATCTGTAAGCAACTCGTCTCTACTATAATCTATCATAATTTAACTCTCTCTACTTTCTCTTTTTTAATGTCAATAAAATCTGCTCTATCTATTATTGCATGGTCAACCTTGACTGGGTCAAACTCATCTAAGAATAATAAAACTATTTCTTTGTCTAGCGTACCACATGTGTAGACATCTAACTGCACAATAGCAGGAGATACTTCGTCCCAACAATGCAGTGCAATATGTGAAGTCTCTATACATTGCACCGCAGTAATGCCTTTGTTCTCTTCTTTGTTTACATACACAGCAGTAGGTCTACCTAATGGACGCATACCTATTGCTTTGACTAACTTACGCAACCACTTCTTTACTTTACGTATGTCTTGTGGTGGCTGTTTAACTTCAGCTCTAATTATAATATGTTTATGTTGTAACATCTGGTGTGTCTGTAACTTTTGGTACACCTTCTTTTTCTATAATAAAATCAATGTACTGTTTTGCTTTTTTTAAATCTTCAAGACCACCTTTACCACGCCAACGTGTTATGTATTTCACAACATTGCCTTCGCAATACGTGAGACCATTAGCTATAATATAATCAATAGGTTCTATCTCTTTGTTAGCATAGTGCGGTGGGTTTTTTATATTGTCCATAATTTAACCTTACCTGTTTTTTTGTTGTAGTCACCATGCCTTAGTATTCTAGCAACTCTAGCTTGAGCTAGTGCTTCTTTAGCAGTGTAACCTTTATCTTTGTATATACCTTTTACTATTTTCCATAAGTCTTTTAATGGAACATTAGTATATTTTTGTATAAGTTTATTTGCAGTAACTACACCAACACCATCAATGCCATCATAGCCATCAACTTTATCACCAGTCAATGTCTGTATCATAAAGTTATAGTCAGCCATTCTTGGTGGTATCTGTTCTACATTTAAACCGTCAGCAGATAAGTTACATGGTACTGTTCGTAAATCTTTATCTATACTAACTACAATTCTTTCTTCATTAGTTGGCTCAGTTGCCATGATACCTAACACATCATCAGCTTCTAAGTTATCCCACATTACACCATTATGTTTTTTCATAACATAGTCACGCAATGCTTTTAATGTCATTGGCTTACGCTTCTGTCTTCTGTTATCTTTGTAAGAAGGTAAGACATCTTTTCTAAAGTTGTTCTTATCTGTCAATGCAACAACATAATCATCTGCACTGAATGATGAACCTAAGTCATCTATCACTGCATCTACATCTGCTTTACATTTATTCTCATCACAATGTAATGTCCATAGTCCATCACCCCAATGAGTATCTACTTCGTTATTGACTGCAATTTGATATAATAAAATATCACCATCAATCAATATTACTTTTCTACCTTTTAGTTTATCACTCATAATATTATCCTATGTTCTTTTTTAAAAATAATTCAGCAAGAGGAACTAGAACAAACCTACTTCTATTACCATCACCGCCGCTTTTAATATTCTTGATATATTTTTTTGCCAATTTTTTTACGGTTGCAGTATCAAATATCAAACGACAATAATCTTTATCACCGTTAGCTAGTATATGCACCCAGTAGTCAGCTTCAGTTGCCATGATACCTGACGGTTTACCATAACATTCTACTTCTATTGCAATGTTATTAGTTTTAAACCACCAGTCTCTTTCTGTTTTGACTTCCATTTTGGTTTTGTCTTTATCAAGAATAGATACAATTCTGTTTTCTCTCTCCTGTCCATACTTTAAATCTTTATCAAACTTCTTATTCATTAATGTGTTTCACTCCAATCATTTCCTATTTTATATTCTCCTGTTAAAGGTAGTCTTAATTGGAAGTGTTCGCCAGTACATTGGATTGCTTTGACAGCTAACCTACCAACGGTCTCTGCATCTTTCTCAAGACACTCAACCTGTATTTCATCATGCACCCAAACAACCTGTTGGGCTTCAGGTATATCCTTAATTAATTTATCAAACTCAACAAGCCATTGTTTACAAACCAGTGCTCCTGAACTTTGTAGTAATGTATTGAGTGCCGCATGAGCTGAACGAACTTTAATCTGTCTTTTATCAAGACCAACTAAATGTCCTCTCTCTGCCGCTAATTGTACTTGCTCTATTAATTTACTTAGAGCAGGTAAGTTGTTTAAGAATCTTTTTTTAATCTTAGATGCTTCGCTAACTTTTTTACCAGTTACTTCAGCGATACGTTTAACGCCACCACCATAAAGAAAGCAATAATAAAAACGCTTTGCTAAATCTCTTGAGTCTAATCCTGCAAGAGTTTGTGTCTCTGTATGTATGTCACCATCTAATACAACTTTTGTATACTCACCGTTGTCATACTTAGACATAAAGTGTGCTAACATTCTAACTTCTAATCCTGATATATCTATACCTACTAGCTTCTTACCACTAGGTACAGTAAATAAACTTCTACATTCTTTACCAAATGGTACAGACACGCTTGGTACTTGTGCCATGTTAGGAAACGAATGACTTGCACGTGCTGTTACAGTTGAATTAGTATTACATGTGCCATGTATCTTACCATTCTTTTCATGTTTCAACCATGCTTGTGTGCCTGTAGCTAGTTGTGCAATTCTTTTATCTAATAAGAAATGTTCGCATAAAATTTTTGCTTCAGGATATTCCAGTTTACTTAATACAGTATCATCTAGTTTTGGTTTACCATCATTAGTAAATTCTTTAGCTTCCCAACCATACTTAGTTTTTAATCTATCAGCTATGTGATGACGTGAACTAGGATTAAAGACAGTAACTCTATCTTTTAATTGCTTACCTGTTTTTTCTGATACTCTCTTCTCTGTAATAGGTAAAAATATTTTTTGTAGTTGTTCTTCTAACTCTATTCTTCTAGTATTTAATTTAGTATATAACTTCTCGGCTTCCTCTTTATTAAAAGTAAAACCATATCTTTCTTGTCTAAATATTAACTCGGCAACATCATGTTCTAAATCCATTGCTTGTTGAGAATAACCTTTTTTCTCAATCATATTGAATAAAGTGTGAGTAACCTGAACATCTTGAATACAATACTCTAGCATACCCACACTAAATTCTTTCCAATCTGTATCAAACTGTTCTTTATATTCGCCCACCCTGTTACCCCACGCTTTCAAGCTGTGTCTGCCAATACAGTCTCTTGGAAAATTTTTATGTTTAAAATCTTGGTCTTTAATATCAGGGAATAACAATCTAGTTGCTACTATAGTATCAAAAACTTTTGCAGTTGATTTTAAATTATAAAACTTTTTAAGAACTGGTATGTCAAACTTGATAATGTTATGACCAATAATTAATTCTGCTTGTTCTAATTTCTTTACAGCTTCTTCATTATTAAGATGAAGTATTTTGTTTGTGTCTATATCTTTTAAAATTATACAGTGAACTTTTGTAGCTGTATCTAAAAATCCATCTGTTTCTATATCAAAGCAATATCTCATAGTATAATCTTTTTCTTTTTTAATACGTTGCTAGAAGGTATTGTAGTTATATTTCCTACATCACCTAGTGTACCATTGTCTTCAAAGTTTACATCAGCAACTAATATGTGAACGTCTTTGTCTTCTTTAATTAACCAACCTGTTGATATACAAATTGTTGGTTTACTGTTCATGGCATCTTTCAAAGTTTTCCATGAGCTGTCAGAATTTATATCCGACCATGTCAGTTGTACATAGTCTGCGTTTAATATCTTTTTAGTAACGTGTGGTAATGGTCTCATTAGTGTACCGTATGTGTTTGTATGTGAACATTCCAAGCGGCATCTTCTCCACTAAATGCAAGAGACAACAGTGCTTCTTGTAATACCATAGCAGAAGTTTCTTTACCTACGTGTAAAGTAACAGGTATTCCTGTTCTCTTTGCTCTACCTACAGCTTCCATAACATACATTGTCCATGTCATAGCCGCTTTTTTATGTTTAATATAATTAGAAGTCATCTAACACCTCTGCTTTTACTTCAGATAAACAACCTGTTTGTAAATCATAATGTAAACTACATGCACTACCAGTCTCACCAGAGAATCTATTTTTTAGTATAGATACTTTTGCTATATTGTTTTCTGATTTTAAATCCCTACTCATACTAATAACTAAATCTGATAGTTGTGCTATTGATTGACTCCCTCTTAAACTACTTAATGTTACTTGTTTACCATCTTCAAAACCTTTGTCACCTTCAGTTGACCTACGCAAATGACTGACTAAGATTAATCCAATGCCTGTCTCTTCTACTAATGTTCTAAGTTTACTTACAAAGTAGTCTATAAGTTTTCTTTCATCATTAGTATGCTCATCACCTAGTGCTGACAATGCCATGTGTAAATGGTCTAGTATTACCCAGTCAACATTACATGCTTTAGCTAAGTATCTTATCTTTGACAATAAGTTATCTGCTACGGTTGCACCGAAGTGATTGTATAAATAAAAATTGCCATTACCAATAGTAGAGGTAAAGGCGGTATGAAGTTGTTTCTCATCTACTCCTTCTCTTGTTAAATGTAATGGTTGTTTTAAATGTACACCCATAATACCAAGTGCACTACGTTTAATACTTTCTTCTAGTGCTATGTAACCCACTGTGTATTTTTGTTCTAATAAACTAAGTGCAACATGTCTACAAAAGCTAGACTTACCTACACCACTACCTGCTGTTACAGTTACAAGCTCACCTTTACGTAATCCATGAGTCTTTACGTTCATACATTCAAAAGGATATTTTGCTGTAACATACTCATCTTCTTTTTGTATATCACTCCAAATATCAGCACCAAGTATAATACCATCAGGTCTGTATGCTTTACTTGACCATATACAATCTGTTAATTCTTTTACTTTACCTGCAAGTACCATCTCGTTTGCATCTTTTAATGGTAACGTACATATCTTTGCTTTGTTAGGTGTAAGTAATTTAGCACATTCTATTGCACCTTTCTTACCCTGCTCGTCTTGGTCAAAACAAAAATACACAGAGTCAAATCCTTCAACCCACTCTAACTCTTTTTGTATATCTCTCTTTGCTCCTTGAGCTCCTGATTTTATACTGACAACAGGAAATTTATTCTGGTTGATAGCAGATATACTCATTGCATCTATCTCGCCTTCTGTAATAATCAACATCTTACCTTTGTCTCTCCACAAATGCTGACCAAACAAACCTGCTTCTCTTGCGTCACCTAACCACTGAAATGTTTTATCAGGGTATCTAAGTTTTTGTGCAACAAGCTCTTTGTCTTTGTTGTAGTAGTTTGCTATTTGACATGGTCTACCAAACCATGCACCAGATTGATAATTAAATTTTTGAACTGTGTTGTAATTAATTTTACGTTTACTTAATTCCGTAATACTACCTTCAATAAATTCTTTACTGGTTTCTGTTGCTATTGGATTATTCAAATCGTTTCCTCTTGTTGTTGTATTGCATGAAAAACAATATGTATGTCCGTCAGAATAGACGGAATTGGCATCACTAGAATTGCAGTTGTCGCAAGACGTATGATATAAAAATTCACTTTCAGTTTTTTGCATAAAATTTTTTGTCTAATTATTTAGGGGTGATAGTTTCCACTCTCGCTTCTCTACCACCCCAACAAACTATCTCAGCAACTCTGATACATCAAAGTGCGGAGATACGGAGTCTGCCACATCTCTGTGACCTACTATCTCAACCCCACTGTAATCCTGTTTCAACTTTTTAACGAGGTTTACCAAAGCGGTGTACTGTTTGAACGTGTAATTACAGTCAGGTTGTCCATCTGTAGTTTTTCCGCCTACTAAGCAGATACCTATGGAATTTTTATTAGACAATTTTAGAGAACCATCAGCAATATGTGCTCCTGCTATTTGTATGTCTCTACCATCTTGTATTGTTCCATCTCTTTTTATTATTTTATGAAACGCACAAGAAAACAAACCGTCTTTACGGTGTTGTGTGTCAATATCTTTAACATCAAAGTCTTCTTTAGGTGAAGACTCACTGCTATGTATTACTATGTATTTTGTTTCTGTTCTCAAATTGCTCATAACCACTCTATTGGAATATGTTTGTCAGCATACTTAAATCCGTATTTCTCACACCACATTCCGTAAGTTGTTTTACTTTTTTTACTAATTCTTTGTTTACTATTACTAAATATAAATCTTATGTCTAACTCAGGGTGTTGTTCTTTTATAAATCTCATCTTTTTTCTGTCTTGAGATGTGAACAAACCTTTTGTCTCTATAAAAAAATCTTTTTCTTTTAAATAAAAATCAGGTGTATATGTATGTACCTTCTCAGGCACAGTGTATTTTAATTTAATCTTTTCAAATTCGTATTTAACTTTGTTTAAGTCAAGCTCTTCTGATATTGCTATCTCCAAGCCTGACCTAAAACCGTATTTAAGACCTACTTGATTAGAAGTCAGTTTGCGAGTTTGCCACTTCATTTTCAAATGTCTTGTCTTCTGGTGCAACGTAACCATCTTTCACCTCGTCAAAGCCGTAACCTTTTGAGTTACCTGCTCCACCCTCTACAAGTTTAGTTATCTGCACTGCCCTTAATCTAAGGCTTACTCCTGCACCTGCCATAGCTGTAAAATATGGTATCAACTCTGCTGATACTTTCATCTCACTGCCTGACCAGACATTAGCATCAACCATAGGTTTCCCTGCACTATCAAAGATAGCAACTTTATTTGGAATAACTTTACCATCTCTAGTTATGATTTTAGCTTTAGTCTTAAACTTGAAGATAAGATTTCCAGTAGGTTTACCTTCAATGATTTCCTCTTCGTATGGAAGATTTGCCATTTTAGGTTCTTTACCTTTAGTCTTCTCTTTAGCAAGAGTAACACTTTTCTTAATCTCATCATCAATCGCTTTGACAACTGATTGAGACTCTTTCGCATTGACTATAAGGTTGGTCTTATAATGACCATCTTGGTCAAATTGCGTATCAGGAGTTGTAAGCCATGCGTATTGTGAAATACCTATTGGCGTAACAATCCTTACATTGTTGTTTTTAGACATATTTTTAAGTCTCCTTTTTTATTGTCTACTAGGGGTACTTTTCTTATGCAAAAAAGAACTCACTATTCCGCAATTCATTAATATCTAAGTCACCTTTTTGCGGAACTTCAGGCAACTTAGTCTTGTACTCTTCAGGAAGCTGTCTCAATACATCATCTCTGAAATTGGCTAGTATGTCATTATCAGTAAACATCTGTATGAACGCTTCTCTTAGACTCTTATTCAATACTTCTACGTCTGCCGCAGTAGTACCAAACGAGTCATGCACGTTACAAAAGTTTTCAATACCATTCTCTAATGCAATGTTGACAGTTTCAATCATAGCCGCAGAGTCTACAGAGTGAACCAGATTAGGTGCGACTCCGTTAGACATTCTGAGTCTATCAGTTTTGTCATCTTCTACATTGATACGTGGTTTTATAACTTCACCCATGAGCATAGCCTTAACTCTTTTAGACTTCATCTCAGGGTATGACTGATACACTGGAAAACCAACTGGTGTAACCCAATGTATAGGCAACTGTAACTTAGATACAACACGTGCAATATCTTGTAAGAACTTCATACCAACTCTTGCTGATTTTAAGTTATCACCGATACTGTCCCATATTATACTTGCTAAATAAGATGCAGGTTTAAACATATCGTCAATAAATGGGTGCATCTCACCTTTGTCTTTACGCTTTGTTAAGTCTTCAACAACAAAGTCCGTACAAGAATATCTGGTACTTCCATAACAGATAGTCATAATACTTCTTTTAGTAGTTGAACGCTTTACTCCATAGTCAAGCCATTGTTGTGCATACGGTCTACCGACCTTTGCATGTTCTTTTAATTTCTCTATTACAGAGTTTGCAACTAATTGATAAATGTCTTTTGGTTTATCACTAGGTAACAAGTTTACTAGCTCACCTGCTTTTTTGTCTCGCAACATCAAAGAGTAAATTTGTAAACCATTACAAGAGCCATCAACATTAACAACTATGTTAGACACAAAGCCATCACCTTCAGCTTTAAATCTCTTCCACTCTTCAGCCCACGCTAAAAATTGAAAAGCATTACTTGCGTCTTCCCATTGTCTATTTGTAAATGGGTCATCAACACATTTTATAATCCAGTCTTCATTATCTTTTACCCACTGGACTCTATCCTGTAATGATATTTTATCGTTACCGTACATGTTAGCACCATGCACAGCCAACCAAAAGTCGCCTCTGTTTTCTTTTGTAATAGGTTTGCCCTTACTAAAAGACAACAACGCTTTAGCACCATTGATTGATTGATAGTTTAGAAATGCAGGTACACAGTATGCTCTGCCTCTAAAATCAAATTGTAACGGAAAGTAAACTGTGGCGTAGTTTTTAAACTTATCACCCAAGTGTAGTATCTTTGCGTACAACATTCTTTTAGAAAACATACGTGCATTTTCTGTATGCACTATAACTGCTTCCTTCTTCCACTTACGTCTTGACTCTTTGTTATCTTTAATGTCAAGAGGCTTGTTAGGTACTTCAAGATTTTTAATAGGTGGCATACCACCGATAGCAAGTCCTCTGTCCCAAGCCTCTGCCATTACGCCTAAGATGTATTTGTTTATTTTAAATGCGGTTGACTGCATAGCGTTTACCGCCTTGTATACTTTAGGCATGTCAAAGTTTGCTAATTCACGTGCAAACAATTTGTTCTTTTGTTTTACTAAATCTAATGACGGCAACTCTTTAGTCCAGTAGCCGCCACCTTCAACTGAGTCCCACATTTTTGGCGGCATAACCGTCATCATGTAGTCAGGGTTTAGTAACTCATTAAAAGCATTTCTGTTTTTAATCCAGTCTCTAGTCTTTTGAGTCTGTTTAACTATCTTTGCTTTTTTATGTTTAATAGTCTCTACACCTATCTCAATCATACCAGTAGACTCAATCATAAGCTCAACAAGTCTGAGACCTACGTGTAGTTTTGTGGGCGTAGTCCACTCTTCCCAAGCCATGACATTGTCACGCTTAGAACTCTCTCTTAGTTTTCTACGCTTGTAAGTGTAATTCCAAGACCTCTTGTCCAAGTCTTGCTTGACCGTATCGTATAATTCAGGGTTAAGATGTCTGAAATTCTTTAGTGCAATCTCAGTCTCAACTTTACCACCAAGACTTATACATGTAGCGGTCAATGGTTTATATTGTGTGATTGTATTTATTATGTGCTTACCTGTAATCAAAGCCAATATCTCAGGTTCAACTTCACATAGTTTAGTGAAAGCTATAGGTGGTTTACTCACAGTGTTTTTAGCAGTGTAAGTTATCCAGTCACCAATAGCCATTGCTAAAGGTCTGATTGTATTGGCTACCATTACTTTACCGTAACTGGTAACACTCTCTTCTTCACGCTCAATATGAGAATGAAGTCTTTTGTTGGTTCTATTTTTACCACTTTCAGCCATGTCCTTCTCATTAGCTTGTTGGTCAGGGAAAGTAGGCATTATTTCTAGTATCTTGGTCAAAGTAACTCCTATAAGTTTATGTGTTAATTTGTGCTATCTACTATGGGAACTTTACTTGTAGTCCTCTAATATGTTAACAGCTTTTAGTAGATTTTTAGGCATTAAATGGGCGTACCTAAGTGTCATATTGTAAGACTTATGACCCAACCATTCTTTAATAAAGTGTAACTCTACTTTACCTGATTGAGCTAGTCTTGAAGCACACGTGTGACGTAGACAGTGTATTACAAACTGCTTATCGCCGTCTAGTCCCATCTCTTTACGTAGCTTCTGCCAAACACGCTCCGCCATGTTATAGTTTAGGTGACTAAAATCACCTGTTTTCTGCAACATAGCTACACACCGTCTAGTCAACGGTACACTCCGAGTTGTATTGTTTTTAGTTTCATCTGCATACAATACAATAAAGTATTTGCCGTCTAGTCTTTGTATTGCATCTTTTTTAAATGACAATGCTTCGCCTAGTCTAACGCCTGTATCTAACAGAAATAAAAATAGACTAAGATATGGACTCTTGCCTAGTATCTTAATCATTCTTTGCTCTTCGTCTGCTGTCATAAATCTAAGTCTAGCCTTTGACTCTTCCTGCCATGCTATGTGCGGCAGTCTAGTCATATTGTAGACACTAGGTCTATTGTAGGCATACTTCAATATCTTACTAATACTTGCAAGATACCTATTAACAGTAGAACCTTTGACTCCACGCTTTTTTATAAACGCCGTCAAGTCTTCTAAGTGTGTTTCATTTATTGCATTAGGTTTTTTTGAGTGACCCAAAAAATTAATACAAGTCTCTGCTCTGCTACCTTGAGAAGTTTCCCAAGATAGCACGTCTTTTATTTGTTTTATTGTTTTCAAGTTTAGTCCTCTTTGATTGTTTTTTGTAACTCATTAGATAACGCCAAGAGCGGCGGCAAGTCAGACTCAAAGATTTTCTCAATCAGTGTTGCTGACTTGTGAGCTACTTGTGATGGTGTCATACAGTCATACTCTTTACGGTATTGTGTAGTCAATAAAAAACTAATTATTTTAGATTTAATTGTCCATGTGATTTTTGTCTTCGCCATGCCGTCTAGTCCTTCCTGTAAATAACTCTTTTAGTATTAAAAAAATAGAGCCCAAGATAAGTACCTTGAGCTCCATTGGTGCATCTAAAAATATTTCAATCATTTATAGAGCTCCAGTTGCTTTCATACCCATTATAGCAATTATACCTATAACAAGTATACCAATAACTAATAATATATTAATCATTACTTGCCCTTCCTTTGCTTCCTGTTGGTAAATGGAATTGAAATAACTTTTTTAGACTCGTTACCCTTCCTGCTAGTCCAATATATAACAGCCATGCTACAATTCTCTTTTGGTGAAAACTTTGCAATAGCTTTTTTTAGACTTAATGCAGGAATCTTAACAGGCAGAGCAACGTCAACCACTGCTCCGTCTAGTCTTCCCTTACTTATAAAATTATAGTCTATCATGATTAACACTCCGCATTAACTTCAAAGCTAACTAAAATTTTATTGTGTGAGCTACGCTCTGCGGCGTGTCTCAGCTCTGACACAATCTCAATTAAGTTTGTATAATTGTCTTCAAATACAACTTTGTGTTTTTCTTTTGGCGTTTTATGGTCTTTGAATTTACCGCCGACCCATTTGCCATTTTCTATTTCAACCTCTGTTATTTTTAGGTTTTCTAAGCTCATATACATAAGTCTTACTCCGTTTGTTAGTTTGTTAATAATAACGCCGTCTAGTCTTTGACAACTCTGCTGTGACTAAAAAGCCACCAATAAGCAATATATCAAAAACTAAACGCCGTCTAGTCTTTTGGTGGAGTAGGCGAAATTGTCTGTGTTAATCTTCCGCCTATCTCCGATAGAGTCATTAACTCTATTAATTATATCCTTGTAAGTATCACCTCTCACATTTAAGCAAAGCTCATAGTTTTGCAGAATACAAGCTGACTAGAGTGCAAAGCACGACCCATAAATTGAGCTCATCAGTCAGGGCATGACCCTGAGACAAGGCGGAAAGCTCCGCCCTGTTTCGCTCTTTGTTTAGAATGGGAGTAATGCCCATACTTTTTGGGCATATATAAAAGTATACGTCCCAATAACTTTGCCTTTGTATATTAGCCAAGACATATTGCTCCTTTGTTAGCGTTGTTAATCTCTAAAGCCGTTGACTCTTAGTCTCTCAGCGTAACGCTCATTCCTGAACGCCGCCTCTTTTTGCTCTTCCTCGTCCTTCCACTTTTTAAAGTATTTCTCTTTTAGAGCCTCTTCACTTAAAAAAGCGGTAGCCTTCATAGTCTTTTTATTTTTATTATAAGTAGCAGTTTTAATTAACTCGCCATCAAAATAAAAATTATATGTTTTTTCTTTGCCGTCATCTGAATGGCTGACACTATATCCGCCAAAGTCATAAGAGTTAGAGGCACTTGTGCCAACGTAAATCCTTGATTGTGCATAATCTCTAACACCTTGAGACTTTGCACCGTTGTTAGAATAGGCGTTATTATATGTATCAATCCATATTGGGTAGCTTCTTGACATAGTTTTTACTCCGTTGTTAGTTTGTTTGTTTTAGTTTAAATGCAAGGCGGCTAAAAGTCAACCGCCTGTGCATGTCTGTTTAATATCTCGCAAAGTATTTATTTTTAATAAGCTCCAGTTTTTGCTCTAGTGTTAGAACGTCAACCAGTGACTCAGTAAAAATAGACTCTTGCGAGTCTAAGAGCTCACGCCCACCAGATACAAAGCCAACAGCGTTAGCCTGTAGCTCGTTGAACATGTGCTCCAAAGTTTGACAGCCAAGCCCTATAGTGTGAGTGTGCGGACAGGCAGGAACGCCGCCTCGTCTACACTCTGGACACCATACGACTAGAGCCAACCTTCTGCGACTGCTTCAGACAACATTTTCTTTTTTTTGTCTTTGTCAGTCTCTTTATTGTACGCCGCAAAGTGCTCGTTTTTTGCCTGTTCGTCTTTAAACTTAGACAGGCTGTCCTCGTTCTGCATTTTTGCAACTTTCTTATTAATACGTCTAGGCATTATATAAGACTCCGTTTAGTTGTTTCGCTGTTACTGACAGCTCATCAGTCATATTTAATAATATGAGACAACAGAGACGCTAGACCTACTACTCCGCCAAGAGTCCGCCTTCTAGCTTGAGTGGGCTTTCCTGACAGCTTAGAGACAAACTCGCCCAGATAAAGCAGTCATTGAAAGTCCGTTCCCAGACTGCAAGTCTACCGAGAGCCCTGCACCGCCGCACCCTGTCAGGCACTTAGTTTATTTTATGTAGAGTTAAAACTAGCAAATAATCAATATAAATAAGTTATACACTAAAACGGATTTATTTAGTAATGTTAATTTTGCATAACAGCTTTGCACGTATTGCATAGCTTATAACATCATACACTATTAATAGACTCATAAATATTAAATACTCTTTTAATAAGTTTGGCGGTGTATTCTCTCGCCCAAGACTAGCGGCATATAATATTATAAATAAATAAGGTAAAAATAAATACTTAAATAATTTAATCATAAATAATTAATTGCAGTGCAACCAATTAGAGTTAGCCAATAGCCAACCAAAGCGGCTAGAGTCAACATCTTAAATTTGCTCATGTGTTTTGTCTTCTTATCTTGTTAGTTGTTAGTGTGTAAGTAGTGAGTAGGTAGCCTGTATATATACTGTGTGAACCCTTGCTCTATCTTATATGGGAACTTATCCTCTCAACACTCAAAACCAAAAAAACAGACTAGAGCTCACACGAGCAAAAAGAAAACCCAGAGCCGCAACGGATATAATGTCCGTTACGTATACAGGCACAAAAAACGCCGCTATATGCCACTTTTTTGCACTTTTTGGCGTAGTTTTTGGCGTACAGTATGGGGAAACTCGGCTCGTTATGTACGTATATACCCCTTCAAATTTTTTTATTTAATATTTGCCATTATCTCAGACAATGACTTTGCACGTTTAGTTGTTTGTTTAGCCCAGTTAGAATTAAGCATTTCTGAACTAGCTAAATTATACTCACCATTATTAATATGTTTTAAAGTCTTCTTAAACTTAGAAGTACCATTGTAGCCTAGTTGAAATACCATTTCTGTCACAACACCTAATACTTCAGGTGGGTGATTATTACCTATAAGCTCCATAGCACCAGACATAGCATTTTTAAAATCGTCCTCAAACATCATGTCTATCTCTTCTTGTGTATAAGAATCCTTGACTTCTCCGTATATTCTATGACCATGACCAACTGTAAAGAAGTCTTCTTTAATACCATTGTATTCTAATTGATATGGTACTAACTCTCCTTTACCACCTCTGCTTTCATGCTTCTTAATACGTTCTGCTACAAGTAGCATGTGTTCAGTTTGTCTTTCACTCATATTATATCCAACTATCCTTATGTGGTTGTCTTCCGATTGTACTTTCCATAAAGCGTTCCAATTCTCTGTCCAATAGGTCTTCTTTGTGTTGATTGTAGGATAGGATTTGGTCTCTGTCCATACGTTCAACCCAAGCATTAGCGGCAATAGCCAAAGCATCAATCTGGTCATCATGTCGTAAAGCTCCTTTGTCTCTAGTTATCCTAGTCATCTGTCTAAACAACTGGTGATTAGGTTCTAATTTAAAGTCTTCTTTTATTAACAAATCGTCTACTACGAGCCTATGACCATTCATAATTGGCTCTAAAGTATCTATGATACGCTTTTCTTTTTGTATATTGTGTCTTACTTCTTCTACTTCACATGGGTGTATCTTAGCCATTATAGGTTTTAGTAAAGCTGTAGCCATACCATCACCAAAGTTAGACTCTATAACTACATAGTTTACATTATTTTTCTTGGCTATATTAGACAACTTATATAACGTGTCATCTGAATAACCACCATCTAATGAACCTATAGCAGTCAAATAAAGCACTCCATGAAGCATTTTAAGCACCGCATACGCTGTTTTGTCTTCTCCACGACCTGAAGGGTCTATAGACATTATAGTGCCTTCAAATGGTGTAAATTCTTTAGACATAAACAATGGTGCTACATAATAGTCACCTTTGAGTCCCACATTGGGTAACTCAGGGTCTATAGCTTTCATTTGTTCAGGAGAACTAGCCCACTGTATTTTAGCAGGAGCTTCTTTCCACGTGGAACAACCTGAAGCTACAATTAAATCGTTTAATTTTAGAGGGTATCTATTAGCATCAGACATTGTAGTATCTAACATAAACTGTAGGTTGAATCCACTACGTCCATAAGAACTAAGTCTTTCTAATAGGTCTACATCATCAAATCTTTTAGGGTCTGTAGGTTTACCTTCTTTGTCATTAATGTCAGCTATAATAGGTGCTAGTTTGTGACCATAGCCTATCTTTTGTACTTTATTAGGGTACAATGCTGTCCATATCTTTGTTTTATACCCACGTTCCTCTAAGCTATTATACAAAGACATCTCTGTCTGTGGTGTACCTAGAAATATAATACGTCCTACTTCTGGTTTTATAATAGCATCAAACTCTTTTACGGTCTCACTTAGTCTATCACGCATAAGTTGTGTCTGTGAGTTATTAGCTGACTCTACGTCATCAGCAATAATTAAATCTGCACGTGAACCTGTAAGTTGACCTGTAATACCCATAGACTTAACACTTGGTGCATGTGATGCTAACGCAGGTGCTACGTCAAAGCTAACCTTAGAATGTCTTTGGTTGTCTTTAGGTACTAGATGTTTTAATATTGGCATCTCAGCGATTAAACGCTGTGTAAATGTACTGAAATCATCAGCCCTACTTTTAGATGCAGATACAACTAATATGTTACGTTGAGGATTTAATAGAAGTTGGTGGCAGACAAATGCTGAAGTAATCCATGATTTACCTACACCTCTAAAGGCTTCTATAACTAATCTCTTGTCATTTGACTGTAAATAATCAGCTATATCGTACTGTATAGGTGTTGGTTCTGGTAAATTTAAGTGTTTCCAACACAAATACAAAAAATTTTTAAAATTCTTTATTCGTTTATCCATCTGTATCAAACGGTACACTATCTAAAATGTTCTCAGGTTTCTTATTAAGATTATCTGTACTATAAGTTTTACAGACCTCTAAACATACCTTCATTTCTGAAGCAGTTAGCTCTTCTCCTGATTTTAATTTTGTATATGCGTGTTTGACCAATAATTCTGGCAATTCTTTAACAATATCATCAATATTAACGACCTTGTCCTCTGTACTTTTTTCTGCTGAATGATTTGTTTGGTCTTTTTGCATGTCTTCCTTTTCTCTTCTTAGGTTTTTCTCTAATTGTAATTTCTTTGAAATTTATTCTAGCCATGATTAAGGGGTGTGATATTCCATGAGCCTAAACTCATGTTGATTTTTAATTTGTCGTTCTAATTCGTCTTTTTCTTCTTTTAGTTTTTTAATCTCTTCTTTTAATTCTTTGATTTCTTCGTCTTTATTTGGTTCTATCCAGTCGTCAAGACTTATCGCCATATAACTCCTTAGTTAGATAATATTAACTTTTTAATAGATTTACTGCCGTCTATGTTTGACTCAAGCTCTGCCTCTGACCTTATACACTGGTATTTGACATTACTATTAAGTTTTAAACTTCTTTTAGCAATACGTGACCCTTTAAGACACTCAGACATTGATGTTTGTATTCTTGCTTCCTTAATCTCTCCACTGATTATCATAAGCAGGGCTACCACCATCTCTGTCATTAATGTTCTCCGTTTCCGTTTGCTCTAACTTTGTCTTTTAAATCTTCAATATCAGCTAATGCTTTGTCTAATTGTACTCTTAAAAACTCAATGTTTACTTTATTGGTCATATTCATTTCTTGAGTCTCTTCCATTTTCTCTACGGACTTGTACAAATCCTCAATTAAAAAATGTTGCTCTTGGTCTGTAGGGACTTGCTCAGATTTTTTAAGCAAATCGTTTTCAAACAATTCTCTTGATGTTTCAAGTGAAGTCAGCCTAGCTGTTACTTCTGTGTAACCAAATACACCCATTGCTACAGCTATAACAATACCAATCATGTTTTTAATTGGCATTGAAACGGCTGTGTTTTCAGATACTTTCATAAATTACTTCTTAACTAATGAACCACCAAAGTATAAACCTATAATAGCTGACACTAAGTTTGTGTCTAATGGTGTAATAACCAAACTATTAGAAGACAATGTAACCCATTTCATTATTTCTTTTTCAGGAATAAAGAAAAATGCAGGTTTAAATTCTAAATAACCTACAATTACACTTGTTTCTGGTTGTAATATTGGCATTAATTTTGGTAATAATACTATTGCAAAGACCGCAGTTAAAGCTATAATTCTTCTAGTCCACTGAAAACCTTTGTTATCATATTCTCTAGCTTCCTTAAAACCTTGTTGTTGTACTTCCGCTCTTTGTATTAGCATTTTTTGCTCGGCTTGTTTAGCCTTAATGCTTTGTGACCATATACTCATAACTCCACCTAATACGGTAGAACCAAGCATAGTTATCATTTCAAATGGCATGTGTTATACTTCCTCTCCAAATTTTATACATTGCATACTTATGTATATGTTTCTTCTAATAAACTCGTCATTGACGGCTTGTCCTATTTCTTGTGATACTTGTACGCATTGCTCGTAAGTATCATAATTTTGTGCAGTAGGTAAATCACCTACCATACATAAATTTTGTCCATTAACTGCTAAAACGCAGAGTAATGCTGTAATTTTAAACATTACGTTTCACCTTTACTTTATATTTAGCACACCAATTATGGTTGCTACTATTGTTCCTAAGAAAACTAAAACTTTTACCATTCCTTTTCCAGTAGAAACGTCTGTTCGTAAAGATTTAACTTCTCTTTTTAATTCATTTATACTATCTTGTATTGTCTTCATTCTCTCTGCACATAACTTTTCGTGTGAAGAAAGTCTTACTCCTGCTGATATTTCGCTAAACTCTTTTGGAGTTAGTTTTTTTCTAGGCATTAGTATTGTAGGCTAACGCCTCTAATTCTAGCTTCTTTACTTCCACTAGCTTGATTAGCAAATTCTATTTTGTATTTTAAACTTGTACCTGCTGTTACACTCAAGTCATTTACTTTTGCCATTTTAATACCACTAGCAAAATCTGGCATAGCTGTCATTGTAGCTGTTGTGTAGTTAGAACCACCATCAGCAGAAAGTTTTAAAATTATATCTGTGTTTAATGTGTTAGTACCTGCTTGGTCTTGATAAGTAATAATAGCACCCATCTTGTTTGTTGATGATGGAGCTGTAATTGCATTACTTTCAAATGAGCCAGTTGCATTAACAACTTCTGAACCATAACTCCAAACATTAGTTGGAGTAAAAGAAGTACCATCTGGATAAATTGCTCTATTTGATATTCTTAATAAATCTAAATACCCCTCAAAATTTCTTGAACCACTACTTCTGTGATAACCATATCTAAAATAGTTATCTGAAAAATTACTTGTTCTTGCTGTACCATTATCAACTTGTGTTCCATTTTTGTAAAGACGAGCAGTTGAACCTTGTTTGACATAAGCAATGTGATGCCATTGATTTTTTGTAAGTTGTCCTAAATTTCCATGACCACCACTATAAGCATTATAAACTTTTAAATCTTCTGAACCATCATATTCAAATTGTAAAGTTTGACCAATGTCCATTACACTATCACTATTTGCGTCATAACTAACTGTGTTTAAAGGATAAACCCAAGTTTCTATTGTGTAATTAGTTTGAGATGGAAGATTTTGAAAAGCAGTTGAACTTGGTGTACTTGCACTTGCATTATATACTGCATCACTTGACCCCCCTGTTGTTCTTATAGAAACACTTGCACCAGTTAAACTTTGATTTGAACTATATGCCATATTACCATCTACTTGAATTGTAGTTTGTCCAACTCCACCTGTAGATAAATCTACAATATTTGTTTCGCCATTTGAGTGTCCAAAACTATCTAATACTACAATGTCGTCTGTTGTTGTAGAAGGTGAAGAAAAACTGCTAGTTTGAGTTGAAACATATTCACTAGCATTTCTGTCAGTATTAGTTTCTGTTCCTATTCCAGTATCATCTTGAAATACATCAACATACATTGAGTTAGTATTGTAAGCCGCTTTGTTTTCGTTAGATGCTTGTCTTAAAGCAAGTGTAGAAATATCATTAACAAGTTTGTTATCGTCAAATGATTGTGCGTGTTGAGATACACTAGAAGACGAAATTCTTGCGTCAGCAAAAGTACCACTTCCGATACGACTTGCATCAAAGTTACCTGTAGTAATTTTACTTGCGTCTAGGTTTGGAATTTCTGCCGCATCTAGGTCTATTGCTCTATTTGCTACTTTAATTATCGCCATCTATTTGTTTCCTTTTTGATTATTATAATACTATTGTATCTGCTTCTTCTTGTGTCAGAGCTTCACCTGCTATAAGTTTAGCTTTAGCACTAGCTTTTAAAGCATCTTTAGCTTCTTTATCTGCTTGTGCTTGTGCTTCGGCTTCTGCTTTTGCAGTTTTTTCAGCTTCTTCATTAGCAATATCAGCTTCTCTTTGTGTTTCTTCTTCTGGTGTCATATCAACTAAAACACCATTTGGATTTTCTAAATCAATTACTAGTTTTTTTGTCATTTAATTATTCTCCTATTTAATTCCATAAAGTTTAAAATTGCCTTTAGCTATATTTTGAGCACAATATATTTTGATACCAGTCAAAGCAGTATTAGCAGACAAGGTATAAGCACCATTAGTTACAATTACATAATTATAGTTGTTATTATTAATCATCATTTGAGCATGAAAATTCGTATCATTACTTGTAGATAATGGGTCATGTATTGTTAGTTCAAAAGCACTTGAGCTTGAAGCATTTGATGACCAATCCCAATTGGTAAATCTAAAATTATCATTACCCCAGTCTCTACTAGCATCTGCATTTCCACCACCATTATTTCCATAGGTTGTACTTTGAACATTGTAATAATGACCAGATGTATATTCAGAATTACCTACCATAGCTCTAAATCTTAAAGCTGTTTGTCCAGATAATAAAACATTAGAACCAAATATTTTATAATTTTTATAAGTTGATGAAAATAATCCATCAAATGTGACTGATGATGTATTAGAAGTAATATCTGTCGTTCCTAATAAAACAAAGTCAGATGATACATTAGTCCAACTTGGATTTGCACCAGTTCCCCCAGTCTGTAAAACTTGTCCTGAAGTTCCTGCACCTAATCTCTGAAGACCAGAACCATCTCTATATAATAAATCACCCTGTGTTGTTATTGTTGTACCAACATCAGTACCATTAGTACCATCAGTACCTTTTGTTGCCATTGGTTGAAAGTACGTAGTATTAGTTGGAAGGTTACCTGTACTTGCCAATATGCAAATGTAAGACGACCCATTGTACTCTGTAACGTCATCTATCGCATAGGCTGTGCTTCCGTTGTAAGCTCCCTTCCAATTAAACTTCAACGAACCGATATTTACTGTAGCCATTTGTTATTTTCTCCTTGTTATATTGTAGCTATTAAGTCGCCATTGCTGTCCATGCTAAAGGTAAAACCTGAAGCACTGTATAAGACATCACTAAACGTGGCGTATTTTTCGTTTGTAATGTTATCTTGACCTTGATTAGTCGTGATATATCTTAATTTGTTTGGTATTGGTGCAGGTGTGTTAGCCTGTCCACCCATATTTGCGTGTGATGAGCAGTAATAGTAAAGCGTTGGAGCTCCACTAGGTACTACAAATGTCACTTGCGTTGATGAATCTACTGTTACACCTGTAGTGTAAGCAGATGTGTTACCACTATCTGTAGAAAATCTAAATGGGTGTGCTGAAGGGTGTGTAAATACATAAGTATTTCCTTCAAATAATTCTAAAGT